GAAAGAGCCACGATTGCCTTGTGAGCTGGATGCCATTACTGCACCTTACGGAACGAGGATGGTTGCCGAGCCGCGAATCACGTCATTGACGCCGAACGTCGTGGACGAAGAAGACACAGTGCAGTTGCTGCGGCTGCCGAGCACTGGCAGCGACACGGTGACGCTGTTGGAAGTTGCGACCGTGACGCCGAAATACTCGACCGTCACCGAGTAGGTGGCACCGGCCGCGCCAGCCGCACGCAGCGGGCGTGCGAAAGTCTTGATGGCGTTGTCGTTCAGCGTGGTCACGTCGATCGTGTCATCGCCACCGCCGCCGCCCGATCCAGAGAACTGGACCGAGTAGGCCGCAACCGTGCTGCCGGCGATCGTCACCGAGCCACTCGAAAGGCTTGCCATATTAGGTCTCCACCCAGAACAAAGCGTAGTTTTGCGTCACGCTGTACACCGGCGGCAACTCCGCTCCGGTGAGCTGCACGAAGTCGTCGGACTCCTGCTCCAGCGAAGCGTTCTGCACTTCCACATTGTTCAAGTTTCCGGCGTAGCCATCCAGAACTTTGCGGAACGAGTCGGCCACTTGGCGAGCGTTTTCGTAGGTCGTGGCGTATATCTGCACTTCCATGTTCACGGTCGGCAGCCCCAGCGGGCCGGCGAGCGTCTGCTGCCGCTGGATTGAACTGCGGCGGTACACGGCAAAAGGCAGCGTGGCCGTGGACGGTGCCAGCACCGGATAGATGCGGGAGCCCACCAGAGACGACACGGCCGTGCTCGTCACGAGAGCATTGCGGGCGACCTGTTCCGGGCTCTTCAGCGACATGCTGCCATTATCCCGCAGAGGGGGCTTGTCTTTGAGTTATCCAGACACGGTGCTGCCAGAGAATCGCGTGATGGCTTCCAGGGCACGCTCGAGCGACATAGAAAGCTGCTCACGCAGGATGCTCGTGACTTGCGGCCTGGAGCGGTTCCACGCCGTTTCGACCGGGGGCTGCCGTGCCACGCCGCCGCGAGGTGTCGCCGGTATCTCAAACGGCTGGCTGCGTTTGACGAAGAACGCCTTCGGGTAGCCGGGCCGAGTTGTGAACTTCTCGCCTTGCTTGCGGATTGAGAACGGCCCGAGCCCGTTAAACGAACTGGCGATATAGCCATTCTGCCCGCTCACCCAATGCACTAGGCCGTTCTTGCTCCGCCGCTGGTATGGCTTATTGGCCAGCGTGTCGATCTTGCGTGGGCGGGTGCCGTTCTCGATCCACCACTGATGAAAGGCCCGATCTTTCCCGGCCCGCACCCGGCCACCTTGGGCGCTCGACGCCGAACCCTTGCCGCTTTGGTTGTAGCCCACCAGGCCCACGCCAGTGCGGTCGCGCGGGTACATGACCACCTTCTTATTGCGAGCCCGGTAGAGGTTGCTCGTCGCCCCCACGGGCGTGACGTTGCCCAGCGCCGTGAACGCCGGCTGAATGGCCTTCTCTAGGGCGGCCTTCAGCATCTTGCTGGCGACTTCATCCGGCAGGGCTCGCAGCATCTCCAGCGGCTTGCCCACGTCATCGAATGAAACCTGAACCCTGATGCCTGCCATCAGGGGCTCTCCGTACAGATAGCCTCGTGCTCGCTGCGGTTGTTGTGCTCGAGCAGGCTGATAATGTCGAGCGTGCGATTTCGCCACCGGAACCGCATGCTCTGGGTGAGCCCTGCCAGATACCGCAGCCTCACCTTGTGAGTCAGGCTCACGTCCTGCTGCCCGGCCACGAGGGCCTCGCGTGCCGAGACGCCCTCGACGCTTGCCCACACTGTGGCGAAGTTGCTCCACGTGAGCACGGTTTCGCCGAGGTTGTTGGTGCTGCCCGAGGCGGATTGAACCGTCACCCGCTCGCGGAGCTTGCCAGCGTCGATCATCTGTAGCTGCCCCACTTCTGGGAAGACAGCAGCGACTCCACGGCAAACTCTAGTTGCTTGCTGATGCTGCCCACGAGCACAGTGCTGCGGTTGTCGTACCAGAAGGCCACAAGCATGAGCATGGCGTGGCGGATGGACTGCGGCACGTCCGATCCGCTCGGGCCGTACCCGCCCCACCACGTCACGCTGATGGCGTTGTCATCTTGGAGGTGCGGCGGCCATGCCTGGCCGTACAGAGTTTTCACGGCCCCCGGCGTGCTCGCCCGGTCCACGCGGTAGCTCGCTGTGCTGTAGGTGGACGTGGTGCCGTTCTCAAACGTGAACGTCAGGGCCACCGCCGTGGCCGTGCCGCTGGCCACGATCGGCGGGCGTGGCAGCTCGATGTCGTGCGTGCCGTCAGGTGGGAATCTGTCGAACCGCATCACCCATTGGGTATGCACGAGCGTGCGATCCAGGTACTGCTCGCACCACTCGCGGGCTGCACGGATCAGCCCTGTGATGTATGTGTCATCGTCGGCCGTGTCAACACGCAGATGGCTCTTCGCCTCCGCGAGCGTGACGGGCTCAACGGCGGGCTGCGTCTGACGGGCCAGGCTTCGGTACTGCACGTCGCTTGCTCCTCTTGGGCGTGGCGTCTGCCGTCTCCGCCTCGGGCTCAACGGCGGCTGTCTCGATCAGTTGTTGCTGGCGATCCTCGACGGCCACGCCTTGGGCGAGCAGCTGCGTGGCGAGCCCGCCCGAGATCTCCGCGACCTGGCCCGATCGGTACGCACGCCACGACCGTACGAATTTGATTTTCTTCATTCCCCCACACTCCATGCAGTTTCGGGCTTCTTCATCGTGTTGCAGTACTCAGTGGCGTGCTGATACACGGGCTTTCCCAAGTCTTTGCCGGGCCATGTGAAAACGTATTCGCCGTGGCCGATACACACCCGTGGCGTGACAAACACGCGGTTGCCGCTCTCTCGCCAGTTGACCCAAAACGCTATGTCAGAGTCGCGCCGTGGCCGCCAGTTAGGGTCGCCAGGAGTCTTTGGCTCTTCGTCCCAGGTGCCGTCGCTGTTTGGCAGTTCCTGCATCCAAGGCAGCTTGCACCGCTTCAGGGCGGCCGTGCTCAGGATGGTGCATCCGAAGTGTGCCGTGTCCACCTCCTGAACGGGTTCGGCAAACCACGACATCGGCAGCTTAGTCTTTCCTTCATCCGGCGGATTCTCCAGCGTGCCCGGCAGCGTGAGCATCGGGCGGCCGTCCTCACGCTTTGTCTGGAGCGGGGCCAAGGCGTCGCACTGAAACGTCATCGCCATTGCGAATAACTGCTCCAGATCGGCCCGGCTGAACGCGCTGTCGTAATCGACCACCAGCAGATACTCGGCCTTGTCAAGGAAATTTTGGCAGACACGCGACAGGCATTGAGACCAGAAGGCTCCCTGCATCATCGTGGGGCGGATACCCAGCGGCATCAGCGCCTGAGCCCACGTGTAGAAGTTCGACATGAACCCGAGCCGTGGAACACTCATGACGCATTCCACGCGAATGTCACACTCAGTGGAACCTACCTTGACGATCATGCGTGACTCCAAAAAGAGAGCGGGCGGCCCCCGCTTGGAAGCCGCCCGCTCAGAGTCGCACATCAGTCAAGCCGTCAGGCTCACGCACCCCGGAGGCCGATGACCGGGCCGGCAACCGTGTCGGTTCCCAGCGTGTGCCACGAGATCGCCACGCGGGCGGTCGCACGCAAAACGGTCTGGTCGCTGAGGAATGCCACCTCGGAGCTCGAGGCGAGCTCGATGCCCTGGCGGGTGCCGAAGATCGCGGCGTTGGCCAGGTTGGCGAAGAGGCAGAACACGTTGCCCGTCTGATCGCCAGAGCTCGGCATTTCGTCCGTGAGAACCACAGGGTATCCCATGAACGTGAGGCCAAGGCCCTGCGACAGGCCGACCGAACCGCCCTGGGCGGCGTCGAGGGCCTGCATGCAGTCCGCGAAGAAATACGGGCTGCAGTACCACTTCGCACCCGCCCTCGAATGACTTGGCATCAGAGCCATCATCCGCAGCATGTTGGCACGGGTGACTTCGTCGGGCGTGTCGCCGGCAGCCGTCACGAGCGAAGCGGCGTAGGTTGCCGCCGAGCCCGCGAGGAGGCCGTTCGCCGTCAGGATGCCCGCCACGCTCGGAGCGTTGGCCGAGTTGCCGTTGTACGCAATGTTCTCGATTGCGTTCGTCAGCGTCAGGGCCAGCTCGGAAGCGATCCAGTCGGCATAGGCCGCCGGGTTGACCGCGTCCGAGAGGAGCTCGTTGGCGATCCGCGTGGCCGCAGTGGCCTTGCGGGCGGTCAGCGTCACCTGGTTGCTGGTGGGGTCGCTGTCCGTAATCGCCACGTTCTCGTTCTGCCAGTTCACGGTCGCCCCGCCCGTGCGGCGCGGCACGAGGACCACGTCGGACGGCATCTGGATGTTCAGAGCGTTCGATGCGAACGACGAGTTCTCGGTCACGAGCCGCAGCACCGTGTCGGAAAGGAGAATGTCCCGCACGAAAGCCGAGCCCGTGGTGGAGCCAGTCGAGCCCTGGGCACGCACCTCGATGCCGGCATCCTCACACCACCGCTTCGCCTCGGCGTCACGGAGCAGCGTGGCCTTCAGCTGCATGCCGCTCTTGTAAGCGTCTTCATGCGAGCGGAACGCCTTCAGCTTGCCGTGGAACGGCACAGCCTGGATGCGGGGAGCCTTGCGCTCCTCGGTCACTTCGGGAGCCGGGGTGCAGCGATCAACGACGCTGCGGAGGCTCTTTGCCGACTCGACCACCTTCTTTTCGAAGTCGATCTTGGCGGTCAGTTCGTCGGCACGCTTGTTGAGGTCGATGAGCTCGACATCACGAGCGGTCGTGTCTTCGGCCTCGACGGCACGCACGGCGTCGATCCGGTTGGCGAGGGCAGCCGCCTCGTCCTGAAGCTTCTTGAGGTTGTCCACGTATGTGATCTCCGCCGGCGGTATTGCCGATGGAGTCAATAGTGCCACTACGTGCGGGGAACCTTGCAGAACCGCACTTCGGAAAGTGTTGTTTTCACAAACGCCACCGCGCGAGCCCCGCACCTCGGGCAACGTAAATACCGCTGCCGCTCGTCACCACATGGACGGCTGGAGCGGCACCGGAGTTTCTCGCCGCAAGTGCAGCGTGCTTCAGACACGTCGCAACCTCAGAGCCCACGCAGCAGCTGCGTCACGGACCAGGGAACGCATGGCGATCTTCACTTCGGGCTCGGCATCCGCATTGGCCTCGACGGCGGCAGCCTGCTCTGCCAGCCACGCCTCATAGGACCGCCGGGACACCACCGCAGTCGTAGCACTGCCGTAGGCCGGCACGTTTACCGGACCAACTTCGTACAGGCCCGAAGCCTCCACGATCTCGCGGATGGCCTTGCCTGATTCGTCGGTCGTGTAGCGTTCTCCGCGCTGGCTCACGGTGAACGCAAAGGAACTGCCAGTGAGCAGGCGAGCACGCACCAGGGCCAGCACGTCACGGCCCGCCGAGGTATCCGGCGGCTCCACGACATACGAAATGCCACGATCGTCAGCGATGATCTCGAGCGTGCCAGCCGACTCACGGCCAAGCAGCATGTCGCTGTTGTGGTTGTAGTAGCTCAGGATCTCGCCCTTGCCACGCTGGCGGTTCAGCACCTTGTCGAAGGCACCTGGCAGGATTCGCTCCCGAAAGCCACCGAGGTCAAGTGAAAGCCGGTTGTATGGCACCGCCAGCCCACGGATCGCCTCGCGTCCGCTGGAGCGCGTCTCAATCTGCAGCTCGCACTCTGGTGCCTCGTCTACGGTCAGGCAGCGGCGTTCAATTTCCATTGGTCTGGCCCTCCTGCTCGGCCTGGTCTTCTGTGTCGTCTTCGGGCAAATCCTCTACTTCCGCGACGGGCGCGGGCATCGGCTCCGGTGCGGGCGGCTCTTGGCCCATCTTGTCGAGCGTTGTCATGTTCAGCTGCACGAAATGCTTGTCACCCTCTGGCCCGATCGGGTTCAGGTTCTCAAGCTCGCGGATTTCGTTCACAGTCATCCAGCCGTTTTGCAAAGCCGAGACGTAGTAGGCCGAGCGTGCGGCGTGATCAGCCCGAAGAATCCCACTCACCGCGTGCTCGGCAAAATACTTCTCGTCGTCAACGATCAGGTCGCGGGCGATTGCCGCCTCCCACCGCTTCAGGTGCGGCAGCAGGCAGTGCTGGAGAAATTCAACCGACTGCGTTTCGATATTTGAAAAACTCGACCGCGACAGATCCTGAATCAGATGGGGCGGCACTCTGAAGATTCGGCAGCACTCGATCACGGCGAACTGCCGGCTCTCAAGCATCTGGGCACTCTCGTTGCTGCCGCTGAGCTCGTGGGCCTTCACTCCGTTTGGAAGCACGGCAGTCCGATGGGCACGATCCGGCCCACGGTGCATCCGTTCCCATTGCTCACGGAGACGCTCGGCGGCCTCTGCCGGAATCGGGTTGTCGCTCTCAAGGATCACGCCCGGCCGAGCGCCGGAACCGAAGTACGTGGCCGCGTGCGTCTCAAGAGCCTGCGAAAGGCCGATCACGTTCTGGAACAGCTTGTAGGTTGGGATCGGCTTGATGCCGTCCTCGGTCGTGAACCGCAGGGCGAAGATTTGATCCTGGCTGTAGATCGTCTGCTTGCCGCTGGGCTCGCGGTACTTGTATCGCAGCGTGCCGTCCTCGAGCCGCTCGGCCTCCATGCGGCTGGAGTGCAGCGGCCAGAGCTCGGAGACGGCACCTCGGGCACCTGGGCGGATCTCGGCGTACGACGCACCGTAGTGCAGATACATGCCCGTCATCCAATCCCTAAACTCCTGAGCCGTCTGCCACGGGTTGGGTTGCTGGTGCAGGAGCCGATAGACGGGATGAGCGGTAGCCTTCGCCTTGCCGCCGTTGGCCATCCGCTCGTAGACGTGCAGCGGCAGGGCTGAGACTGCATCCGATATGACGCGGATGCAGGCCGTGTACGCAGAGCATGCCATCGAGTTGTCGGCGGTGACGCGAATGCCGGCTGGCGTGCGGGTGCCGCTGGACTCGGTCCAGTCGATGCCACGCAAATCGAGCATTTTGAAGTCGGCGGCGGCGTTTTCACTCATAGCGTCATGATGTCCCAGGATTGTTCTGGCGGCGGTGCCGTTGCTGTGGCGTGCAGGCCCAGGCCCATGACGAGAGCCACTATGCCGTCGATCCGCTCGGTGCTCTTAGCCTTGCTGCATTTCATGTTGCCCTGGTGGTCGGTCTGCACCGCCACGTTGGCGGCCATCCAACTCAGCACCGGGTGATTTGCGTGCCGTATCCGCTCCGACAGCACGAGCGTCTCGAGCTGGCGGCAAGGGCTCGTCATGCTGGCAAACCCTTGCCCGTACCCTGCCACATTTAGCCCATCGCCTTGCAGTTGCGTGGCCAGTTGCGTGGCGTTCCAGCGGTCGATTCCGATCTGCCGGATGTTGTATTGCTTGGCCAGTTCGTTGATGTCTCGCCTGATTACGTCGTAGTCAGTGACGTTTCCATCCGTGGCACGGATAAAGCCGTCACGAATCCAGCCGACGTAGTCCACTTTGTCCCGCAGCGTCCGCTCGGCTGCGTGTACCTCTGGCACCCAGAAGAACGGCAGCACGTCGAAGGTGCCGTCGCTGGACTGGCTCACGAGCACCAGCGCCGACAGGTCCGTGGTGCTGGCCAAATCGAGTCCCGCAAACCACTCCCGCTTCTCTAGGTCAGAGTCGATCGGGTTGCCGCACTTGGCCCATGCGTCTGGGGCAATCCACCGCGTGTCCTGAGTGGTCCAGACATTGAGCCTGTATCGCAAAAAGGCGTTCAGCTTGCTGGGCGACTGATCCGCTTCGCGGGCGTCGGCAGCGAAAGACTCCTCGGTGATCGTCTGGCCTAGCGACGGGTTCGCCTTGTGCCACGTCTTTGGGTCTTTCCAATCGTCTTCCGGCGAGGCGGCATAGATGCAGCCGAAGAAGGCCGGGTCCACTGCCGGATCGGCTATGCAACGCTCTGCGTACTGGTGCTGCTCCCAACAGATGCTCTTGCGGTCGAAGCCCGCCGTGGTGATCGATAACAGCATTGGTGATCTCCGAGCCGCCCCGCCGTACCTGAGTGCATCTCTTGTTGTGCCGGGCCTTCGCCCCCAGCCTCTCGGCCAGGGGCGAAAGCCCAGAGGCGGCGGTCTCTTTGTGCATGGAGTTCATCAAAGAGCAGGGCGTGGATGTTGAGGCCCTCGGCCCGGAACGCATCAGCCGAGAGAACCCGGTAAAACGAATTGCTCGCCTTATGCACGATGGTCTTGCGGCTGTCGATCACCTCGAGGTGGCGAGACAACGCAGGCGAAGCCCGCACCATTGACGCGGCCTCGCGGTAGATGATGCCTGCCTGCTCACGATCCGCAGCCGCCGAATAGCACTCAGCACCAGGCTCAGAGTCGAAGGCC